AGTCGCCGTCGCAACCCCAGCCGATTCCTCGTCCTCAGACTGAATATTCCTGGCCGTCAGCGTAATCTTCACATAAACCGGCTTCCAGACCCCGGCGACGTTCAGCCAAATCTTCTGGACAGGACGCCACCCACCCCCGACCCGAACATTCGCCCCGATCATCGACCGGAACGAGCCAGCATGACGAATAAAACTAGACATACTGATAATGTATATCGCCGTCAGCCCCGCCGCTCGGCCCGCCGGTAGAAACGGTCCGCGTTCCATACCCGTTGGAATTCAGACCAGAAACCCAACTCGCCGAAACTGCGGAGGCCGCTGCAACATTCGTCAGGCCCGCTCCGTTCCCGGAGAAAGAACCCCCGACAAACGTCGCCGCGGTAATCCCCCCGGTCAAGCCAATCCCCCCGGCGTTGAGATTCCCGACCCCGGTAATGGCATTCCCGTTAAAATTCGTCGTGCCGTCGGCCTGGAGCCGGATTCTCCCAGCCCCGCCCGAGACAAGGAAAAGGTCATGGAACGTCGCCGTGCCGAGATGAAAGACTCCCGACGACCAACTAGCATAGGCCGCCCGCCCTGTGGCGTCATTGAGCGCCAGCAGCGCGCCCCCGTCCTGGGCCGTTAGCCGCAGCGGAGCCGTCCCGTCCCCCGGAGCTTCAATCGCAAACTGCCCCGACGCGGCCAGCCTCGCACTCCACCCCGCCCCGGAGTTTATCGAGAATAAGATCGACCTCCCGCCTGTCCTGATCGCCATATCCCCGGGGCCAGTGCCTTGAACAAGGTCATTCACCGCCCCAGCCTGCCCGACAAATGCGGGATTTGCTGGGACCGCGTTAAGCATCATATAGGTCTGCGTTCCGGGAGCGGAATTCAGCGTTAGAAGGCCATTGATGTTCGTATTCCCAAACGTCGCCGCACCCCCATCGATTGTCCCGAAACTCACGTTCTGGCCGAGGGTGATATATTCCCCAGCCGCAGTCGCTGGCCCGGCGCCAACGTGCTTCCGCCCGCCCATCGGGAGATTCGCCGTTGGCACATTCTCCCCGTTTTTCGCGAGACAGGAGGAAATCCCCGCCGCGATATCCTGCGTGGCGCCGTTATATCTCAAGGCGTCAATCAGCGTACCGTTCACTTCCGGCGTGTAAGCCGGGGGCAGGGAATAAACACCAGAACCAGACCATCCCATTTTATCTACTCCTAATCAGAAGTCAGCATCGGGGCTAGTCCGCCCATCATTGTCAATCCCTGCCGAATCGTCGGGTCGAACATCGCGATTTCTTTCAACGCCTTGACGTTGTTCGGGTCCTTCAAAATCTCGGCCATTTCCTCGTAATTCTTCTTCCGGGCGGCCTGATTGAACGCATTTTTAATCGACGCAAAAGGCTGCGCGACATAAGCCCCTACGGATTGAATCTGGTCATTCCCTCTAAACCCACCCCCAACCGGGGATTGGAGAAGGTCCGCCGCCCTAGCCGGGGCGAAAACCGCATTCGGCTGTTTCCCGGCGGAGGCTAGAACCTGCGCGAGTCTTTGCTGGTCGAGGGAGCCCTCTTGCCCGTAGAGCGTCTGAGAGGGATTCTGACTCCCCTTCGGCAGCTTCTGGCGAATAACAGCCGCCGCAACCTCATCCAGAGGCGCTCCTCCCGCCCCCAGCATCTGCATGGTTTTCGCAATCTCCTCGGGAGACTGGTCTTGGGTGATTTTCGCCAACCGACTCCCCGGCGTGGGCATGTCAATCCGGGGATTCTTATCCCGAATCGCCCCAACCGCAGATTCCCGCATCGGCCCATATTGCGAGGCGGTATAGTCCTTATAAAAGCCCATCCCCTGTCTATAATGCGGGGAGACTTCCCCGAGCATCGTCGAAAGGTCGTCTAGGGGCTTCTGCATATCCGCCGAAGTCCATTTCTTCGCCGCGGACGCATCCGGCGTCGCCCCAACATCCCGCAGGCGTTTCATCTGCCCAGAGATATCCTGGACATTGGTAATAAACCTCTTATCCGCCCCGATCAGGGTTTTCGCAATCTCCACATATGCCTCTCGCTCGGCGGGGACTTGCGTATTCTTCGCCCTTTCAAGAAGCTCCCGATACATCGCGGCAGTATCTTGATTCTTAATCTTCGCGCCTTCCATATGCGCCCCGGTGCCCTGGGACCGGAATTTGCGCATCCCCTCTTCAACCGCGTTCGCTGCATCCGCAGTTTTATTCGCTGTCGCCCCGACCGAAACCTCTGGCCCAGCCCTCCGAATAACGGCTTCGGTGAGGGCATTCAGGTCGTCTTTTCTCCCGGAGAGTTTCTGCGCGAGAGCCTCTCCGCCCTCGGCCCCGGCAACCTCGGCAGAAAGTGCCTTCAGGGGAACATCCCCGGGCAGCGTATCCGCCAGGCCCGCAGATTTCGCCCTCGTCTGTTGGAATAGCTGAGCATTCTTCCCCGCCTGATCGAAGGTCTGCTTCGTCGTCCCTTCCATCGCCTGCCGGATTTTCTCCTCAGCCAGCGTCAAGCCCTTCGGCCCGAACATCCAGGGGACAGCCATCCCCGTCCCGACCTCCGCCACCAGCCCGGGAATAGCCCCAAACTTCTCCTTAACATAATCTCCCGCAACCCGTCCCGCGCCGCCCGCAGCCATTCCCCAGGGGCCGAACATCGCTCCGCCCCCTGCACCCGCAGTAAAACTCTGCCCAGCCCCCGGCTTTAATCCCCGCTCTTCCCCAAACTTCTTCCAGAAGTCCATCCCCTCATCGAGCATATTCGGCTCGTGGAGCTTCTTCTCATTCTCGCTCTCCGGGGCTCCCGTCATCTTCGAAACTCCCCGCGCAATCTGGACTGGGAGATTCAAAAGACCCGTCGCCCCCTGGCCGAAGCCCGAAGCCGCCGTCCTTCCCACGCGCTCGAGAATCCCCGGGGTGTTGGGATCAACAGATTCCTTCAACTCCGCCAAACGACGGAGGGAATCCAGTCGTTCGTCATCTGTCACGGCTTCATCCCCCCAGACGTAAAGAGAAGCTCTTCCAGACGTTTAATCTCCGCGGCCTTCTCCTCTTTCGACATACTCCCGATCGGTTTCCCGGGCGCCGCAGGCTTCGTCGGCGCCACCGGCGGGACAAGAGCAGGTTGGGGAGTATTCGGCACCTGAACCGCGCCGAGGTTATATTTCGTCATGTCCTTAGTGGTCAGAGCTTCATGCAGGCTCTGCCTAGAGGATTCATATTCCGCCTGCCTCCGCCCAGCAACGCCCAGGAGAATCTTCGACAGCGTAGAACGGGCCTCGGGACTCTGTTGCAGGCTCGGGAGGGTTTGGGCAATCGCCGCCGCCTCTTCCTTCGTCACGCCCTTATTCCCGCCATACTGCCCGACAAGTTGCTGGACAGCTTCTTTCGCCAGGGAATCGAAGGCTTGAGAATTCGCCAGAGTCGCATTATCGATCTTCATCCCCGCCTGTTTTGCGAGGCCCTCAAGCCAAACCACCGGCGCCGCAGCCGGACCGGAGATAACCCCCGCCTCATCCAGCCCGCCGAGTTGTTTAAGCGTATGCGAAAGCTCTTGAGCCGACCTCGCAGATTTCCCCAGAGCCTGGTTATCCTCCACCGCCGCCTCTGCCCATTTATCAAACCCCTTATCCTGCCCGGGGAGAGTGGTTGTAATCTTTGTCTCTTTTGGGGCGAAGGTCAGATTCTGCGACCTATCCGCATCCTCGGTCAGAGCATACGCATTCCCAGACGCATCTTTTCCAAGCACCGGCGCAGCCCGTGGATCGAGAGTCAATCCACCCTGTTTCGGGAACTTGTTATTCGACAGCATATCAATAGCAGCCAGAGGATTTTTCGTTGTCTCCAGCGCTTTCGCTCCGGCGAGAATCCTCTTCTGCTGGGCGGCTGCCATAGCATTCGCCGCCGCCTGAACCTGGGGATAGCGCGTCTGTCCCATACCATGAGAGGCCCGCTCATCCTCGGGCAGCGCATTCATGGCGTCCATCGCCCCCTGCTGCTCTTTCTGGTATCCAGTAAGAACCTCTTCCGCCTCCCGGCCAGCATTCTCCGATCCCCGCTGCCCGAGATAGCCCTGAAGCACATTCGCCACCATCGAAAAGGGGCTGGTTTTCGCCGCGATGCGGCCCTGAGACTGGGGCGGCCTGTTAATGTTCTGCATTGCCCCCGTCTGGAAACTCCTCGCCATCTGCTGCCGGGCGAGAATGTCTTGAATCTGCTTCTGCACGTCGGACGGAAGCGCCTGGGGATTCTTCCCCCCTTGGTTCTTGAAAACCTCCATGAAATCTTCAAAGCCGTCCATTTTGCAACCTTTCGACTTCGAGCGCGATTAGGGGATAATGTTTCTTCAGAAAGGGCTGGCGCCAGGAATTCTCCTCCACCAACCCCGTGCATCTCATGCAATCCATCGACATGCTCGCCTCAGAAACTTGGAGAAACTCGCTCCCCTTAATAAAGGTCGAGACTTCATCCTCCGTCCAGGATTGGAGGGGGAAAATGTAGGTTATCCCCTCAACCACCGCCCCAGACCGGATCGGAGATTTTATCCTATCAACGTCCTTCTGCCCCCGGATGATCTTCTCCGCCCCAATCTCCCGGCAGAAATCCCTCAGCGGCAGCATCTTCGAGAGGAAGCAGCAACTCGTCCAATGCTGTTCCCTCGGGGAGATGACGGAATCAACAGGAATCCCCTTCCTCCGGACCTCCCAAACTCGCCCCGGCACCGCGACGAAATGAGGGGCGATAGTCTTAACCCGCTCCATCTGCTCGTATGTTTCTGGGAACGAATCCCCCGCATCCAACCAGGCGACGGTGATTTCGTCGAGATAGTCCCGAAACATATGCAAACAAGCGACGGAATCCTTCCCCCCAGAGAACTGGAGAACAGTTTTCGGGAGGGAGGCAGAAACCATCAGAAAAACATCGCCGCAGCCAGCGCGAGAGAGGCCGCCGTCGATTTATTCGAGTTCGACGACGCAGTTTTCGCGTTGTAGATATCTGTCTCGCCTTGAAACAGATCATTATACGCCTTTGAGATATCCGGCGCGTCAATGCCCGGAACACCCGCCTCCGGATTCCCGCCCGGCATCGTTACCTCCGTCCCGCCCCGGAGCGCCTTGAGAATATCCAGCGGAAGCGTTTTCTGCGTAACCGCGTTCTTCATCATCTGCTGGAGAGTATCGTTCCGGCTCTCCTGCCCTCTTAGGCGCTGGTCGAAATCCTGCTCATCCCCGGCCAGGAGATTCGAGATAACGTCGTTCAGGCTCTTGTTTTTATTCTGGAAGGCTTGATTCCCCGCGTTCGTCCCGGCGACGATAGACCTATCCCGGAGGTCCCCATACGCCTTGGTTTTCGAATCCGAGATTCTCCGCATCTCCGCATTATAAGCGTCGGTCCCCGGCTGGAAACCTTGATCTAGCAAATTCCCCCGGGCGATTCTATCCTCTTGCTCATACTCTGGCCGGAGGAATCTATCCCCCTGCGAGTACATCGCGTCGATCATTTTCTCGTTGATCTGGTTCGGGTCGAGAGAATAAATCTCGTCGTTGTAGCCCTTAACAACCCCGCTCAAATCAGGAATACCCGAAATCCTCTCCGTGTCCAGATCGAACTGGGAGAAATCAATCGGGTTGTTGATCGTATCCGCGACATTCTTCGTCGCGCCTTCAAGGAGAGAGGATTGATCCACCGCGGATTTCGTGTTCGCGTTGAATATCGCCTGCATTTCGGGCGAAAGTTCTTTCGTGTTCGTCCACGTATCTCCGCGCTCGAAATCCTCCCGCTTCGGCGCGACCAGGGGATTCGCGCTGCCATCGGACCAATGGCCCTCCCCGTACTGGGGGATATCCCCGTTATCCCCGCCATACCCTGTTACAGAGGGGGGAACCCAGGTCTGCGCCCCGCCACCAGCGGCAGCGTAATCCGCCATCGCCTTGTCAAATCCGGCTTGGTCAAAATTCGGGGTTCTAGACCAAGAATTCGTCCCGTAAGGATCGACCGAGTTCGTCCGGCTCCCCTGAAGGGAGTAGTCGAACATATCCTTGCTGGCCTTCGTCTGAAGGGGGATTATTTTCGCCGGGTCCGGTTGTTCCGGAGTGCTGCCGCCGCCGCCCATATATCGACCTCCAAATGTGACAATCTTCGGGAAGAAGAGAATATATTAAAATATCCCCACCCGGTTCAGCATCGCGGAGTGTCGCTTCGCGTTTAGAACCTAGGCGCGTGGCTAGATTCTGGGAACGAATGTTACGCGAGGATATTAGAAACGTCAGTCTCTTGAGGGCAAGTTGATGGAAAACGTACCATAAACCCGCCCGGAGAAGGCTTCTCGGAAATCTCCCATGGGGAAGCGCAACCGTGACCCACCCATTAACCTCATTCACATCATAACAGGTTGCGGCTGCCAGGATTTTCCCATCCTCGACATAGGCCATTGCGACCATTTTCCCCGGATGCCCATAACCCCCGCCGTGGGCGCCAACCCACTTGCTTATCTCTTCGGGGTTATCCCAGATGAGCATTTTCGCCTCAGAACGAACCCCCGTCCGTCGCCAGGAAGTCCGCGCCCAGGTATTTCACCCTGGACTGGTTCGACGCAACTTGGAGGTAGAAGGCTTTCCACGTTGAATAATCATCGCTCACAGACCTCCACTCCCGGGTGATTTCATCCGCCCCTTGCCAGATGGAGGTTCCCCAAATCCCAGTCCCCCACAGGGCGGCATTTCCGCTGATTGAACCCGGAATCGTATTCGGGTCCCGGACCTCCCGGAAGTCCCGGGAAACCCCCATCGTATAAGAGAAAGTCCCATTCGCCTGGAACATCGGCCTGATTTCTTGGATCTTCTTCGCTCGAGAAAATCCCAGCTTCGAATACGCCTGGAGCATAGTCCCAACGATGTTCTTCGAGTCGTCGTTATTGCCAGTCACCTGGCAAACTCCAGTGTCGGTCCCGTAATAGATCAAGGCCCCTAGGCGGGCAAAGCAGCGGGCAGGCCACCCAGTATAGATACTCCAAGAACCTGTCTGCGCGTGCATGACATACTGATACCGGACCGGAGCCCCCGGGACATTAACCAGCACCAGAGGAATGTCGGGGAGAGAGGTAATCTCCCAGCCTTCATTCGTGAAATAGGCCAAACCAGCGGTAGCGAAGGTCTGGGCGATTTTCCTGGAAACGGATTGTGTCCGGTCGAGAGATGCAACCAGAAGCGCTTTCGACAGCGGGAATAGGCCGTTCTCCCCAAGATACAGAAGATCACCCCCGTACTTAAAGAGCGGCTTCGGACCCAGCGGGCGACCGATGTAGAAAACCCCCTTGAAGGCCCAGGTCGAGATATTCCCCGGGTCCGTCCCGGTAAAGACGGCGATTTCCCCCTGGCTGGTGACAGCGACGAGATGGTCGTCTGAGCCTGTCCCCCCGTCGATTGTCCAGGTCCCCAGCGCAACCAGATAACCCCCACGCCTAAACAACGAGCCGATATTCCACGGCTCGGTATTCAGCGGCGCTCCTTGAATCTTGTTTGTATCCAGATAGTCAATAACCAGCGTGTTCTTCCGGATGAGGTAGTATTTCTGCCGGTAGGTTTCGATGTAGGAATACATCGACGTCGGGATCGTGCCGAAGGTCGGAATCTGGCTCCAAGTCGCGCCGTTGTATTGGACAGCGGAGTCCACCCCATTAACCAGGGTCAAGAAGTTCGCTGCCCCCGTCGAGAGGATCGAGCCGATAGTTTTCCCGTCCGTCAGAGCAACCGCCGCCGCAGGCCACGCCCCCGGAGATGTGACGTCGAAAACTCCAGCGTCAGTCGTCGCCCAGAGAGTATCCACGCCCGAAAGAGAAGAGTAGACATGGAGCCTATCCACAGGCTGCGTGGAGCCGGTTTTATGCAGCGCATACCCCGGACGAAGCTCCAGCCTATCAGGATAGGGGACGAAATTCTCCAAAACCACCGCATCCGTCGGCGGCATCTCCATGACCGAAACCAGCGCGTTCAGGCCCCCAACCGGGGCGGGAAGCTGCTGGGACCGATTCCGGTGCGCCGAAGCCTGACTCGAAAGAGCGGGGTGGAGAAACATCTCAGACCATCCAAGAGCCAGAGGGGACGATAATCCCGGGCTTAGCCGACGGCTGGCAGTGGTCGAGGGCCAGAACCGGGAGAGAGCCGTTATTCAACTCCTTCGCCAGAAGGTCCCGATATTCGTTGAAGTCAGACTCCCAGGGTTCTCCTTTTGCGCGCTTCCAACGATAATCCAGGCTCCTATGCACCAGGATATCGGGCAGAAGGAAGATATCCGAATCGGCGGAAATGACCTCTTTCGGGACTTTCGTCGTCCCGTCCATCACGCCCCAGGCGGATTGGTAGATGACATACATCGCCTCGGATTGAACCGGGACGGGAAGCAACCTCAGATGATTCCCCGTAATCTTGAAAAACTGCTCGGGGCCGGTCATGTCGATGGCCTTTACCGCCGCCCACTGAACGTCAGTGAGGGGACCCTCGACCGGCTCGTCCAAGGTCAGATTCCACATCGTCCCCGGGGAGAGTTCCTGATAATCCGGCCCGAAGATGGTCGTCAACAGCCCCTGATCCTCCGCGAGAACCGTATTCCAGTTCTTCTGCACCTTCTGTTGCTGCCAGGAGTATTTCGACAGCTCCCTCACAACCTCGGTGAGAAGGTAGCGAATCTGAATAATCCCCGTATCGGTTGACCCAACAACTGCGGTTGGGACCGGAAGGGTCTTTTTCCCGCAGAATTCTTGAACCAACGCGATAACGGAGGTCATTTTTTCCCCTTATTTCAGAACCGCGGCGATTTTCTGGGCTTGTTGGGCGGCTTCGAGGTCCTGATTCCGAGCTTTCAGCGCGGCCATCTCGACCTCCATCGCGTTCATTCTCTCGATGATTTTCCCCGGCCCAGCGGCCTGCTCTAGCCAGGTTTTGGCCTTCTGCTTATACATCATCGCGCCGGTTCCGATGGTGTTTATCTGGTTATCGGGGGCGTTCGCAAGGTCCTCAACGGTCAGGAAGCCCGCAGCGATAATATCCTTCGCCGCCTGGGGACTGAGGACGGGCCAAGTCTTGATCGCCGTCCCTTCCGGGGGAATCTCCTCCCCAGCCTTCCACGCGAGATAGGCCGCCTCATAAGCCTCATACCATCTTTGGGGAAGCCGCCCCTTTCGGACGTATTCCTTTTGTTCCCGCAGCCAAACTTCGGCCTCTTTCACGACATTATCCCGCGTCCCGGGCTGGTTAACAGTGACGAAGGCCAAATCCTTCGTGCAATAATGCCCCTTCGCAATTGTCTCGTTTCGGTCCTCGACCGGCTGATACGAGAATTGGAGGTAAGGGGGCCTATCTTCGGCTGCAATCATTTCGTTTCTCCTGGAAAACCAAAAAGGGCGGGAAGGTGGACCTTCTTCTGCCCGGGATTGGGGAAGGGAGAACGGTCTCCCCCTCTCCCCTCCCCGCCAAAACCCCGAATCAGGGGTTTAAAGGGTGCGGCCAATCGTCGGCCAGGTAATTGTGGCGTTCGCCACCCCTGCCGTGCCGCCCCGGGTCGCATCGAGCGTGATGCCGTTGATGACTTCCGACGAAGCCGTCGCATCATCATCCAGCGCGCCTGCGGTTCCCGTCGAGTTCAAAAGCGTCCCCTTAACCGCAGACGCCAGAACCCAGACCGGGACTCCCGAGCCGAAGATGCAAACCCAGCCGACGCCAAGCGCGGGAATCGCGGCCATTGCCACGCCAACCCGTGCCCCCGCGCTCGCACCCGGCGCGGAATTGGTCGTATCGAGCATATCCCCGACGGCGGAAGTCGGAATGGCGACGGCATACCCTGCGGCAGTCGCACCCCCCGCATCCATCCGAACGAGTTGATATGCCCGGCCCAGATGATCCATTCCAACGGCGCCCAGCGGGAACCCGACCATGCCGTCGAGAAATTCCTGCGAGGTCCAGACCTTGGAAGGATTGATACCAGCGATGAACATGAGATGTTTCCTTTCGATGTTTTGGGTTGAAGATTAGGCCTTGACAACCGCTTGCAGCGAGCGATTCGCGCAGACCATATTCCCCATCCAGAGAATCGGCACGACCACGCCGTCTTGGTTGTACGGCTTCGCCTCTTCCAGCACCGTCAGATTGGCGTCCGAGTGGACAACAAGCTGGAGATGGTTGGTGTTCAGCATATACATGTGCGCGGCAGGCATCCCCGAATCGCCGTCGAAAAAGACGGGAATGGAGTGGAACTGCAACGCCATGAACCCCGCATCGGCAGAATCCGCGTCCGCATACCGCTTCAGGGTCGTCAGCTGGTTTTCCAGGTTGATGTAATAGTCGTTCGAGGAAACGACCATATCGGGACGGTCCGCATTCCGCGTGACTTCGATCAAAGCACCCAGCAGCAGCTTTTCCATCGCCCCCGGATCGGTGACGACGATTGCCGGGCCGCCCTGAACCGGCGCAGCGGCGCTTTGGACCACGTTCTTCCACCAGACATGGGTTCCGCTCGAAATCCCGCCGACCGTGTTCGTGGGAACGTCGGCGACGAGTTTTTGCAGGCCGTCAATCTGGTTCGTCGCCGCCCCGTCGGAGTACATATCCGACGAGAAGTTATTGGCGAACGTGTGAATCGCGTTCTGGATGCGGCTCTTCGCCAGATTCGCGATCCGCTGGGGACCGGCGTTCTGACGGAGTTCCAGGCCCGAAGAAACGACGTTCAGCGCGATCTGCCTCCAGTTGTACTCCGCCGCCGTGAACACGTCGCTCTGCGACACGTTCAGGACTTCCAGGCCGGAATACCGCTGGTACGTCGAGTTCTCGGCGTATTCCAGGGGCGTGACGATGGAGTAACCACCGGATTCTGTCCGCGTCCGCCCGCCCTTCTTCATCTTCCGATAAAGCGCGTTGTGCTTCGAGACGTTATCCGTGATTTCCTTCGGATGATTGCGAAAGGTCGTCGTGACGATTTCGCTGAAAACTGCATTGGGAGAAGGCATTTTGATTCGTCCTTAATGAGAAGGATAGTGTTTCGACACGACAGAATCTATCGTATCGTCGATTGAGGCTTTGCGGCGAGATGAAGGGGTGCCTTCTCCCGACCCATTAAGATTCGTCGGCTTCGGAACTTTCGGAGCAGCGGCTGCGGATTGTTGATCCTTAATCAGCTTCGCTCTTACTACGGGATTGGCCCAGCAGGCCAGGTCATAGGCAGCGGCGAGATTCTCAGCCGCGCCATTCTTCAGGAAGCGAACAATGTCGTCGCCCACTTCCTCGAAATATTTGTTCTTCGGATCCTTGGCGAAGAGTTCGATATTCTTCGCGTGCTCTTGGACCGAAAGATCGTATTGCGCCTGTTTGAAGGCTTGGAGGCTTTGTTTCACCCCCACAACCTCATTCGCAAGTTGGGTGAATTCGGGCGGGAGCTTATTAACCACGGCTTGAGCCTCAGCCGGGGAAAGCTCGACCCCATATCCCTTCAGGAAATTCTGGGCCATCGTCTTTTTCTGCTCGGGCGGAGCTTGGACGAGGGCTAGATGATTTTTCGCAAGTTGTTGCAGAAGCGTGACGGGATTAACGTCCGGGTATTGCGCCAGGAGGTTCTGGAACGGCTTGATTGTCTCGTTCCAGTTCTTATGCCCGTCGGAATAGCTCGAAAGGCCCTTCACCATATCGGCTTCTCTCGCCGTCAGGTATTCCCGGGTCTCCTTATCCAGCTTTTTCCAGAGCGGCTCTTTCTCCGCCTTCCAGGCTTTGGGAAGGGGAATCTCGGGCTCGGGTGGGGGCGGTGAAGGTGCCTCGTCTGACGAAGGTGCGGGGGAGGCCGCGGCGGGATCGTCAGACGAAGGCGTATCCTCCCCGCCCCCAAAAAGGTCGGAAGAGATGCTTGCAAGGGCCTCCGCTATTTCAGGGGAGGAGGCGCCAGATTCTGCGGCGGGATTGTTTTCTTCATCCATGATCTAGTTCTCCAACTTTCCCGCGACAACGAGGTCACGAACGGTTTTATCGACAGCATCAGCGAGAGGCTTGAACGCCTCTTCTTTCCTATATTCTCTGGTCCGGGCAATGTCTTTCTCCATCCCCTTTTCCCAGGCGATGGCCCCGCTCCGGCGAAGATCCTCGATCCTCTCTCTTTTCCCCGAAACCCAATGTCCCCCGTTTGGGGACTGATACGGAGCCAAATCAGGCGCAATCATCGGAACCGAGATAACCCGCTCAAAAGTCGTCCCGCAGGCGCAGGAGGGGAGATTATCCCTCCCCTCGATCTTCCTGAACATCGAGTCTTTCACCCCACAACGGGGGCAGAGAAGCGCGTAAATCGGCATAGAAGAGAGGATAAGGGGGGAACTGGAAAACCTCAAATCAGCCCGGGGAGTTAGAGAGCAGCCGCAGGATTGTCGCTACGTCCTCATCGTCGTTGATGACGGGCGGTTCTTCGACCTCCAAAACTGGCTCGGGCTTAGCGACAACCTTTGCCTCTTCAACCTTTGGAACGGCCTTGACCGGCTTCGCCGCAGGCTTATTCGCCTCTTTATACTTGCGGCGGAATTCGTCCGCCTCTTTCTGCGTGTAGAATTCGTGGTCCTTCCCATCCGGCGTGCGGACGACGAAGAGAACCCGTTTCTTGTGCGGGGTTGGGCGGGGCCTGAACCCTCCTCCACCCTGGCCTGGAGGCCCTCCGGGGAATACTGGATGCCCGCCCGAATAAAATAGAATCGTATCCGGCCCTTGGTGGGTGTAGAAACCAGACTCCGGCCCGAGGCGGAGTTGGCGAAGGGCAAGGCCAAACTCGAATGTTGCAGCTTGCCCCGCAAGGCCATAAAAGCCCTGTTCGCAAGCCAGGGTATAATTGTGGACAATCTCAAGGTCCATCCCCGAGATGAAATAAGCCCCTGAATCCGCAGGCATCGTGCGGCTCGTGCCGGTAATCCCAGACCCAGCGTCCTTGCCGTTGAAGAAGTACGCCCCAGCCTCCGCGATAAGGCTGCGGACCGCCCGGAATGTGACGGGGAATCCCTGAACACCATAAACCCCGCTGGCCGGGTCAGCCTCGAAGTCAGAGAAGGAATCGCTGACGGAGTAAGTGTAGATGCCTGTGTCGGCAGGAAGGTGAAACTCCCCTCCGCCGCGTAGCAGCATCCCGATGTGGGGGAGCGGCCCAGGGTATTCCACACCCGGCTGATTCGGCGGGGTGAGGATAGCAACCTGCCCTTGAGTCGCGTAGAGGCCCCTTTCCGCAGTCAGATTGTAGACGCGGAGAAGCGGCCCGGTATCGGAACCGAAGTGGTTGTATAACCCGGACTCAGCGGGGAGACGAGTATTCCCCTTGCCCAAACCCCCAAGCAGGCCCAACGAGGGAAGCGGCCCCGGAGAGTCATTGAAAACCCCGAAGCCAAGCCCGCCGAGCATCCCGAGATGCGGCAACGGCGCCGGGGAAGCCACAATGACTACTGCCCCGGCGTTTGTGTTATACCCGCTTACGCTGTAAAGCCCCGCGTTTGCCGGGAGCCGGTGCGCCACTGCGGGAAGCACCAGCCCCAAATGGGGCAGCGGTGCCGCCGCTTGGGAGGCCATAACGGCTTACTTGTAAAACAGGTTGACGATAACGTCACCAGTGCCCGGCGCACCGACGTCGTTGTCCGCAGGCCCCGTCGTTACGGCGACCGAGATTGCCGTGCCGAAGTTGATCCCCTGGGGAATGGAGAACACACCAGAAACGCCGCCGGCAGTCGCCGCAGGCAGAGCGATGGTCAAAACCGGGGTGGAAGTCCCGACCGTGACCGAGGCCGCCGTCCCGTTGTAAAACTTCAGATAGCGGATCGAGGTTGAGAGATTCGAGAACCACATCCCGTAGATTGTGCCCCCGACGGCCTTAACCTCTTGCTCCGCCTCATCCAGATCGAGTCGGCGGAAAATCGAGCAGCCCCCTTCCGCCACCGCGACCGAGCGAGTCGGCATCGGCAGGACGGAGGAAACATCCCCCTCATGGGAATCAGGCGCGCCCAGGGACAGCTTAACCCGCGGGAATTGAATCCCGGCGATTTCGTCCGAGGCGAAGGTCTGGCCGCCAGAGCCAGGGTTTGCAGCAAAATTGTCAGGCATGATAATTTCCTTTGTTAACCGATGCCAAGCATCAAAAGACGACCACGATTTGTGGTTTCAGGGGTGAAACCGGCGATTCCCCCGCCAGTAGCAATTGCGATTTCGGCGATATCCAAGTCTTGACTGCCGCCGGGGAAGAATGGACCCACCCAGCCAGGAGCGGTAATCGGGGCCACGTTGTCGGTGAATTCCACGGTCCAGCTAGACGGCTCTCCGTCGGGGAAAAGGGTTCCCGTGTCCTCCCAGATTTTGGCCTGAAGCAGCGGATTCGTGAATCCAGAGACACGGAAACGAAGCCATGTCCAGGCGCTGCTAGCGATGGCGGGGGAAAGCGTCGGGGAGTTATTCAGGGTCGCAACCACGCCACCAGAATATCGGATGAGGCGCAGAACATCACCGTAGCGCGCAGTTGCGTAGCCGGTTTCCGAGGTCGCCGAGCCCGAGCCCCGGATAACCGCACCGAGCGTAACCGCCTGAAGCATCGGCCCGCTAATCCGCATCCGCATTAGAATCTCGGCCTGATCGCGCGCAGAATCCCCGTTGACGCTGTCCATCGAGACGAAATAACGGGCGGCGCTGCCTTCGGTAAGCGTCCGCTGGAAATAACGGCTCGGGGCAGAACCCTCAACCGCCCAGCGAGTGGTTGCGACCCAGCGGCTGGTAAAGCCCGTGGGGACTACCGTACCGATAGTACTGTCGTCGAAGTCGTGGGTATAGTTTGGCATGTGGATTCTCAGTTCGTGAACGAAATCGGGGTCCAAGTCGCCGCGACAAGGGTAACGGTTTTCGGGGAAACCCCAGTCGCATCAAACACATCGCTGCCGTAGGGAACAGCCGTAACCGTGCAGGCCAGGTTGTTATACATCTCGCACGACCACAGGTTGGCGGTGTTGACGATATTCCTCCAGCGGAAGCCTTTGTTGATACTCCCGACAAGATCAACCGCGGGGTTTTGGTCGTTACTGCAATTCGTGAGGTGGAGAACGCCCTTCCCAATCTCGAACATCGGGGTAGTGTAGGAGGCCAATTCCGACAGCATGATATCGCCGGAAGAGTGATTCCCGTTATTCCAGGCGAAGGCGAAAGGCCTTCCAGACGCCCGCATCGCAGCGACGGCGTCGATATGATCCTGAAAGACCATATACCCGTCTTGCCTTCCCACGCACCAGATGATGAACGGGATTTTAACCGCTGGGTCGAGAACGTAGTCGATGGCGTTTTTGTATTTGTACAGATTCCCGTTGAAGCCATCGACGGGAGGAGCATTCGCGGGGAGATATTCATCCGCCACGCCTGTCGCCCGGTTGCTGATCCCGACGGTCGTTCCCGACGAGCCGAACCGCCACCGAGGCCGAGACGCGAAAATCGCAGCGAAGTGCTCGGGGTGTTTTATCGCCCATTCCAAACAGCACCAAGCCCCCATAGAGCCGCCATGCACCGTCCGCTTGGTCAGGCTGATATATGGATATTGCGTCTGGATAAACGCCATCATCGAAGTCAGACGGCGATGGAGGTAGTTATACGCCGTGCCGCCATTCTTCGACCAGCCCATCCACCCGCCGGCAGGGCCTGTGCCAGTAACTCCGTCCGGCATCATCGCCCCAGCGAGGGGATCGACCCGGACATAGGTACTAGACGCCCAATCCCGGGCGATAAACCGCCACGGCTCCCCGTTCACGTCACTGTGGTAATCCCCGCAGGTCGCCACCCAATGCTCGCCAGTTGTCGCACCAGCGATAATCGCGTCATCCCCTCCCGAGCCGTGGAGAATGACCTGAAGCTCCATATTCGGGGTTTCGGCATCTGGCCTCGACGCTCCCGTGCTGAGGAGAGTAACCGCATCAAAGGGCTGGACAGGGGGAGCCACGACAGGCTTCGTATGCCCCCAGACCTCGAAATAGTAATCCATATCCTCATTCTCCCCCCAGGGGAGTTTGAAGCTATGGTTCCCCATCCCAGCGATGTTCAGGACGAGCTGATAACCCTGGTCGGCGAAATACTGCTCGCCCCGGTTGTACTTTGGCTCGTCATAGGGAAGATCGGTAGGCAGGGATTTGCTGAGCCGGGTAATGCCGTCGCCGGCAGCCGCGCAGAACAAGCGGCCATTCCCCACTCCCGCAGCGGCAGAGTAACCCATCGTGATCCACTTGCCGCCGGGACCCCTGGGGAGATTCCCGTCAGTCTCAATAACCCAGTTTGTGCCATCCGGCAGCTTCGCCTCAGGGTAGCCGTGGTGGTTAATACTCCAGCTGTTGACGAACACGGTTCCACGCGGACCGAAGGTTCCGTCAGAAACCGTGAACTTGCAGAAGCGGGAGTTGTTATCGACGTAGAAGAAGCAGACGACTTCGATCACGCCCGAGGCGAGATTAACCCGCCGGACCTGACGATTCGAGACGCTGCCGTAATAGAGCCAGCCGTCTTGGTGAAACAGGCCCTCCGGCGTCATCGTGTCGTGCATACGCCGATCGGCGAGATTCTGCGCCTGCCCGGCAGTATCAGTCCCGTGGGGAGTCGTTGTGACGTGAAAGCGGCTTGTCGAGTCGATCCAGGCATAACTGCCACCAGCGGAGATTAGCGCCTCATCCCGCGTCAGAACATCGCGGATTTTGACTCCGGTAGTCGCGTTGTATTCGACGATCCGGTTCGCCTCCCGCTCGGAGATGTAGAGGGAGTTCGGGGCCACCCAAACAACATCCCAGGGGTCGACAAGGCCGACGATAAACTCCGTGACGCGAGGCTCCGCGTTGAAGTCGTCCTTCTTGAAGGTAAGAAGGCAGATGCGGTCATTCCGCGTATCGGAGACAAAGGCGCGGGGATCAGTCAGGTGCGGCTGCTCCATCTCGCCGTTGACGGAGTTGAATTGCGGCGGTGCGGTCGGGTCGAGGGCGAGGGAATTCAGGTCGAAGGCCAGGCCCCACATTTCCCGGAAGCCGTGCCGCGCCACGGGAATCGCAGACCAGTCCCCCACCAGCTCCATTGTTATCTGGTCAGCGAGGAGGGAGCCAGTCTCCGCCTCTTCGTGGTAGCCGCCGACTGGATTATGGCGATAACCCGCCCGAGTCGTGATCTTCCCGGTTTGGTCGATCCGGATAACGCGCCACGGGTCGGTGCAATAAGCTCCGCCGTGTCTGTCCACCTGGATATGGGTTAGCATCCCAGAAGTCCCCCGGCCTCTCGGCCCGTCAAGCAGGGGAATCCGCGGGAACTTCATTATCAACGTGTCGAAATGGTAGAACTGGATGTTGAATGTATTCCAGATGCCATCTTTGTTGATATTCGGCCTCTTCGGCACACCAGCCGCGCCCGTATCCGACAAATCGCTCTCGTCCGCGTCGTGCGACGAGCGCTTCATCGAGTAGTTTTCCCGGAAGAGCTGGGAATAGTGGATGGGCGTGTCAAACACCGGGCACTCCCGGGGCTCGATGGGAATCTCGACCGGGTTAAAGCTCGTCGGGACCCAGGCCCACCGATGCGGCTGGTGGTTTTTTGAGATTTCGTAGCTGCCGAAGCAGACGGGCATGAGAAGAGGGACGTGATTATCGGCGGGACGATGGACGTAGATGAAGAACTTCGGCGTAGGCCCATCCAGCGCGCCAACATCGCTCAGAATATCCAGTTCGTGCCAGCCCGTGGCGATTTGCCCGGTTGGGAGGAGGAAAGTGCCGGTGACGGTAACATTCGGCGTTACTGTCGCCGTGCACATCGACACGCCATCTACGAGAAGCTGATAATTCGTCCCCTTCAGCGCGGGCGTCCCTCCCCCAGTGCTAAAATTCGTGCAATGAAACTGGAGGGACTTGGTCGAGGTCGGGGAAGTCGGCTTGGACAGGAGAAACGTCTGGTGGCGTTCATATCGGCTCGACTGGTGCCACGCATTTAGGTGCAGGATGCGGGTAAAACTCATCTGCTGCGTGAAAATCTCCGGCATGTCGCTCACCGTCTGAGCGGGGCCGCGCAGGGTAGCCGCTTGCCCGGTGAGGGAATACACCCCGCCAACCGCAGTTATCCGGCGAACCTTATGCGCAAGGTCCGTCGTGATACTCCCGACATGGGAATAGAGGCCCGTATCCCCGCTTACGCGGTAACTGCGGGCGTGTCCAATCCGGAGACGACGCGGCATTTCAGGTCGCTTGGAAAATGCCGTTTGTCGGGTCGAAGTCGACGGTGAAAGTCTCCCCCGGATTCAGGGTGATGGACGAAGTGCTGTATTCCCACCACGCGACCAGCGGATCGGCGGGGGCGGTAACCGTGTCGTCGTACAAAACAGCCCAGCGGAAAGGCCCGATCGTCCCGCCCGACGCGGTGAAGGTAACATCGGTGCCAACGGCTTTGAACGTGCCGCCCGACCGGCTCACGGTAATAGTGGTAACAGAGCCGCCCGCCGCATAACCATTCCCCGCCGTGATTTCGGTCAGTTCGGCTTTGAGGGCATTCGTCGCCTGCGGCGCGACGTTCGTCAGCATTACCTTGAAGATATCGACGTCCCAGTCGATTTTCGAGATGAATTGATTCTCGATGAAGGCGTTGAACTTGTTGTACGTTGCGGGCAGAACCAGCCCCAGGCCGACGAGGGTCCGGAAGATTTTCGCGTCGAGTTGATTTGCCCAGCGCTGGGTGTGGGGAAGCCGCGGGAATTGAGTCTTGGCGTTGACCTTACGGCCATTGTGGGAGAGAATCATGATGGAGGTTTCCTTAAAGAGGGTTACTGGAGACTGATAATATTCCCGTCAGGACCCCTGTTGACGGTGAATTGCTTGCTTCCCTTCCGGACGGAAGCGATTTTCCCATCCGAACCCCTCTGGAACTGGGGCGGGGAACTGAGGTCTTGGATGACGGACGACAGGGACTGGATAACTTTCTCGAGTTTTTGGTCGGTGTCGTTTTGCCCGCCGGAGGAAGCGGTAGAGGCTTTATCGTTTCGGTCCCGTTCCTGCTGGGCGCGGGAACGAACATGCTGCATCCCGGACAGTTCTTTGGTCTGAAGCTGGGCGGATTTTGTAGCAACGTCCGCATCGAAGGTCGCCTTTTTCGCAGAATCCTGGGCGGCCTGAACAGCCTGGGCGGCCTGCTGCTCGGCTTTGAAGATTTTGATTTCAGCCGCGAACTCTTTCTGCTGGACTTGGATATCGCGCTTGATATCTTCGAGTTTCTGAACCTCGGCTTTGATCTTGTCCTCGGCCTGGACGAGTTCTTTTTCCTTCTTCTCCTGCTCGGGAGTCGGCCCTGTCGCCTGCGGCGGAGGAGGCTCGATGGCTTTTATCGAATCGACGATTTGCAGGCCGAATTTGAACCGCTGGCAAACCGCAATGACGATTTCCTTCGACGCGTTTATCCCGGACGGGCCAAGCTGGGCGAGGGGCTGGAGCCCTTGCAGAAGCTGCCCCATCGCCGTCATGAATTCCGAGACCTCGGCTTTATCCGTGGCGGTATCCAAGTCGATGGTTGAATCGGATTGAACATTAACGAAAAAGGCGCGATTCGCGTCGTTTTTGAGCTGGGAGATTAGTTCTTCCAGCGACGGACTCTGGGCGATTTTGACCAGTTCGGGATTCGGCGGAGGCGGCGGAGGAGCAGGAGGCATCCCGGGCATTCCCGGCGGGGGCATCTGCGCCGCCATTAACTGCGCCTTCATGGCGTCATATTGAAGCTGCTGAACCGCCGCGTCTTTCTCCGCTGCCAGAGGAACCTGGGAGTTGGTGATGAGTTTCCACTGCTGGGCTGGGACAAGAGCAGCCGCCGCATCAATGGCGAGGCGATATAAGTCTCTGACATAGGAAGCCGTGGACTTCTGCATATCCCGCAGACGGATCGAGCCCCATTTGTTTTTTAGATTCTGCGCTGTCGCAGTTTCAGAGGCGACAGACGACCCCCGGATAATGTCTGAAAGCCCCGTGATTTCGTAGATGACCTGTTTTATCTGGACTCGGGCCTGATAAAGCTGGGTTGCAACCGCGACCAAGGCTTCGAGGGGGAGCAGCCAAATCTGTTTGTCGAATCCCCCCGCCTGGGTCATCAGCCCGGCTTCTTTACCGGGGACGAGCTTATTCTCCATGTCGTCATCGGACAGGAGTTTGGCGAGGTCATCGCCCAGAAGGGAGTTATAAGCACCCCGGACCTTGATCGCCGAGAGGACCTTATTCAGCCGTGCCGTAACGCGGTTTAATTCTTCGGCCTGGTTCCGGTAATATTGGTAGAGAGGAGTGGGCAACAGCCTTCCCGGCTTGTGCGTCATTTGCAGAAGGCCCGGGGTCGGAAAGAATCCATGAAGTTGCATGGGGTCGGCTTCGGATTTTACCAGAACCCCCTTCCAATCCTCGCAGAGATAATGGACAGTTTTCGTCCCCCGCTCCCAGCATTCGTAGACGAGAGTTTTCTCGAGGGTTTTACTCTGCCCTTCGGGTTCTTCTGTTGGGTCGTCCGCGGTTAGATTCTGGCGCTCTTCCGCGGGAATCCCGAGTTGGGTGAAGAACTCTTCGCGGGTTAGTTCTTGCCGGAACGCAATCCAGGGGAGTTTCCCCCACTTATTCCCCGCCGGCCAGATCAGGCCTTTGTAGGTGCCAGATTCGGTGCAGATGGGGATGTTTTTCTCGGGATAATGCCGAATCCGGACGAATCCCAGACCGGAGACAAGGGCCGAGAGGACGGATTCATCTAGGGAATTATCGAAGCTTTCCTCCCCCGGATTTGCGGGGTCCGAGAAAACAACGAGGAAATTCTCCGCCAGTTGCGTCAGCGGGGAGGAGGGCTGTTCGAGGAAACGGGTCCGAACGTCGGGCTTCGGCGTTGCGGAATACAGAGAGGGCTTGAGAACCTCGGTGTTGGAATACAGGATGTTGTAGGGATTCGCGGGATCTTCTTTTTCCGAGTTGTAGAGGTTGGTCGCCGTTTCGGCGTGTTTCCACCAGCCCTTCTCGAAAAAAGCCTCCCGGGTCTTGATCGCCTCAAAGAGTTTCTTCGCCTCCTCGTTTTCCAGGGGAGCGGAGTCCTCGTCCTCGGGATCGACGGCGGCAGCGGGAATATCTTCGGATGCGATCATAGGGGGTTGGCTTCCCGTCTAGTACGCTGCGCCTGAGCGGCGATTAGCTCGTTGATTGTAGGGGCGGCCCGGGCGTTTGTAAAGTCGAGGGGGGAAGTGGCTTTTTTGGCGTCCCGGATAGCGGGCCGAGACATTACTGCGTAGCGGGTTTCGTCCGCGGCATGATCCTCCGCGTCGGTATCGAGGTCCTCGGGATTCTTTTCGTCATGTTGAAGGTAAGGAAGCGTCCGGATCGTGTGCTCGCAGGATTCGTGGAAGTACAGGAGGGGAATAACGGCCCCCAAGCGCCTCCGAATTTGTTCCCAGCCAGCTTCCCGGGAGTTATCAGCGCGGAAGAAGCTGCAACCCTCGACCAGAAACTGCTCGATGATGCTCGGACCCCCTTGAAAGGAAAAAGTCGAGGGATCAGCCACGCCGTAGTTGATGAGTTTCCCCATCCGCTTTTCCCGGTTGAGGATGCCTTGCGCGATGAGATTATTCGTCATTTTCAGGCCGACATTGGGCTTTCCGCTGGTTCCATACCATTCAGAGAATTTTATCAGCGCCCCCCGGGGAATCGTCTCGTTGTTCAGAATCATCCCTCCGTCACAAACCGCGTACCAGCCAACGGAGAAAGGAGAGGCGGAGCCCCAGTCCATTGCCCGGAACTTCGTCCAATGGTCAGGAATATCAAGAACTCCTCGGATGACATGACGTTTCTCGTCGAACTCGGAGAAAAAGGTTCCGTCAACGCCGTCCCAGTTTCCTTCGAGCCAGGCTTTGACGAGGGTTTCGGAGCCGGTTTCCCGGAGCCGCATGATGTATGTTGGGTCATTGATGAGGAGGAGGGGATTATCTTTGAGCCGACTCGGGATAAAAACGCGGTCGAGCGTAACCTCTTTTAGGGTTCCGTCGGGAAGCTCGATTTCCTCGGTTGCGGTGATGACTTTATAGCCAGAAGGGCAGGGGGTGACATATCTGTCCTTTACCCAATGGTGGCCCGGCCCGCCGGGGTTCCCAGTCAGGCGCATTCCACACGCAACGCCCTGCGCGGACCGGAGAGTCCCCTTTAGCTTCATTATCGGGTCGGGGAAGGGGAAGTTTGTCGCCTCTTCGATGTAGACCCGGGTGTATTCATGGCCTTGATATTCCTCGGCGTCAACATCCCTCTCTAGATAGGCGAATTTCAAAACGGAGCCGTTTGGCATGAGAAGTTCTTTCTTCTGCTCATGCCATTTGCATCCGAGTTTTGCGCCATAGCGGCGGAATCTCTTGATGACGTCTACAAGCTGGGTTAGTTTCCGCCGGATGAAGAGGCCGGAGGCATGTTCTCCATAAAGAGAAGAATGGGAAAACCAGTCCCCGATAGAACCCTCGGTTTTACCCCCTCCGCGAGCCCCGCCGAAGAAAACCTCGAAAACCGGGCAGGTTATGAGGTCGGTCTGCGGCCCGGGTTGAGGGGACCAGATTACTTCGGGATTCATGGAACCAGATTAGCGTCCGGATTGGGCGTTCCGCCCCGGAGGGGTTGATTATTCGCCTGCGCCAGCAGTTTCTGGATCAGGTCATTCACGTCCCGCCAGGGGGCGAGTTGGAGGACGGCGAGAATCCGGTCCAGTTCTTTCGCGTCGAGGATGAAGTCCATGTCAGAGAATGTCCTCTAGAAGGAATTTCGCGTTGAGGAAGTTGCGGTTGGTCCAATCCTTGCCGTAGGCGGGCCAGGAGGGGAGAGATTGGTGGAAAAGCTGGCGGGACTGGATGAAATTCAGGGTGATGAGGGGGCCAGCGTATTTTAGGGCGGTGAATGTTTCCGGGGTGAGGTCCCCGGTCAGAGGGAGCCCGATGGATTGCTGGAAAAGCCGGATAGCCAGGGGCGGGCCGGAGGAAACAGCGCACTCGAAAAGGGGAAAAGCGATGAAATAGGGAATCTCATCGGCGCGGAGGGGCAGCCAGTATTCCTTTTCGTAGATTTCCCGCGCTTTTGCCTCCGGCAAAAAACAAACCTCCCCTTCGTATCCATGTTTCCGGATAATCTGACCGGAGAGGCCAAACGCTGCTTCGCGCCCAAGGTGCGCGGGGTGGTTAATATACGCACGGGAATTCGCGAAGAGGCGATCTACCGCCTTTTGGAAATTGGGTCCCATCACTCCCCCGGATTCGTATGGGAAATATCAATGACCTCGCCCCGGGAGGAGTTTTCCAGCCAGGCCCTCGGGTCCTTCGCGGGCGGCGGGAGATGAACGACGTAGAGATTATTCTGCGTCTGCGGGAGAGCTTTTATCTGATTCCGGTCCCCGACCCCCAGTTTCGCCGCGGAGATAAGATCAGAGTTGGTGAAGGGCTGCTGAGTGTCGAGCCGCTCTAGGAGTTTATCCAGGGAGCGTTTCGCCAACGCCTCTAGCCTCATCTCCACCGAGGCCCGGAGTTTTGGGTCGACGAGTTCCCCCTTCCGCTCCTCAAGCCTTTCCTTAAAACTGTCTGAGTTAACAATAATACTCATCCAGCTCTGCGAAAAGCCGAATCGAGCCGAAAGCTCCCCCTGGGATATGCTCGGGAACGCAATAATCTCGTCAATAATCGCGTCATGCGTATATCGAACCTTCGCAATCTCGGGCATGAGGGCTCCCCTTAGAAAACAGCCCCAGTCTCCTATCCCCGATCCGCAAAATCAAGCCCCAGGGGGCATTTTGAAAACAAATTCACTGTGGATGGTCGTTTTCAAGTTTACATTGTGCCTCGATGGACAGCCAGGCTAAACTCCCCCTCCCGCTTTCGCAATCCGGGATATCCCCCCGGGGGGGTCGGCGCTGGCGGATCGGGGAAAATCCACAGGTTATCCACAGGGTTATACACAGCTTCCCCACAGTTTTATCCACAGAGGGAGGGAACAAGGGAGAATGGGGAATATCCCTAGGGAAAACAGGGGGATTCGGGGATGCGTTGCCCCATGTTGCCCGGGTTCCCCGTCGCGGCGGATTCGGGCAGGATGCGTGCCAGAGGGAGGGCGTTGTTACGTTTGGTTACAATATTTTTTTTTTTATCAGAAACCCCCTCCCAATAGCCTGCGCCAATCAGGCGCAACCGCTGCCGCGACCCGACGGGAAACGCGGGAACGATGGGGAAAGTTGGCCCGCGCCCACTTCACCCTCGATTTTATCCACACGTTATCCCGGGATTCTATGGGGCAGAACGATAATCGGGGAAAATAGAACGAAACAGTGGATAACATGGGGATAAGCCCTGTGGATAATAGCGAGGGCTGGTGTGGATAAGTTATCCACAAACTGCGCAGGATCGTCGATCGGGGATGCGCCGGGGGCTAGGTAGCCAAAAAGGGGAAAATCGCTCTACGGGCATTCTGGTGCGTTTTAGAGGCATGGAGTTTTATCCAGTTTTGCTAGGTGTTTTCCCTTGAATTCCCATTCCTGGCACGGGGATTGCTACGCGGGCGCTGGCGTGCGTGTTGTGATTCTGCGACAGGGAAAAGCTTGCACGGGATTTTCCCCGGGTGTAGAATCGCTCTGCGATGACAAACAAGGGGCACGGAATGAACGAAGAAACGCAGGCGCGGATTGACGCGCTGGCACGGGCGCTGGAAAGCTTGCGCGCTGCCGGGGAATGGGAACTTGCCGCGAAAGTGGCGAAGCGTTTGTATGCACTCACTCACTAAATAGGAGAATCAGAAAATGGCAATTACCCTCAACGTATGGCAACCCGCACCGAACAAGCCTGTTCGCCTTTATCTGAACGGGCTAGACAATCAGCGGCGGGAAAACAAGGCATGGCTCGCCGAGTTTCAAGGCACGGCGCACCCCTATTTTGAGGGATGCACGGACACGCAGGTGCAACAGGCTGCCGAGTGGTTTAACGCTCAAAACAAAGATTGGCCCGTAATGCTCGCACTTGCTCAGAAAACCCCCGCGCTGATTCCCGCGCCTGTCGTGGATCGCACGCCCGCAATACGCGCCGCGCTGATGGCATCATCGATTGTGCACGTTGCGCCTGCGGCAAGAATGGCGGGGTTGAGTTTCCGCAATGGGTTGAGCAAGGTCGAGATAATCGACCGACTGTGCAGCGACCCTGAGATGGCAGCCCGCGCACTGGAAAACATCACGCGCCTGCGCGCAGGCAATATCGCCCCTCCCGCACCAGTCAAGGCCGATTGGATCGACGATGATGACATTCCCGCGCCAACGCAGGCGCCGACAGTCAAGCCCTCGCAAGCAATCGACCTAAGCGCCTACGCGCTGAAAACCGAAGTAAGCGCCGAAGTTATCAAGCTTGCCCGCTCAGTCCGCGAAGCACGGGAAAATGCAGACGCGGGGATTGCTGCCCTCGATGCGCGAATCAGCGCCGACCTTGACGCGCTGAAGCAGAATCGCCCCCTTGAATTGATTTTCCCCGAATTGCCCGCGCCTATCAAAGTTCCCGCGCTGCATCATCCCCAATTCGCGGATTTGGTGTTAACGCTTCAATGCAAGCTTCACGCGATGCTAGTCGGCCCCGCTGGATCAAGCAAAACCTTTTCCAGCGAACAGGCCGCAGAGGCACTCAGCCTGCGGTTTTACATGCAAGGCGCTATCTCCTACGCGCATGAATTGCTAGGCTATGTCGACGCGCATTCACGCTACGTTAGAACGCAATTCCGCGAAGCATTCGAGCACGGCGGATTGATTCTTTTGGACGAATTCGACGCTAGCGCCGCAGAGGCCGCACTAGTTCTAAATGCCGCACTCGCTAACGGCGCCTGCGCATTCCCCGATGGTCTTATTCGCAAGCACGCGGATTTTCGTTGCATCGTTGGCGCTAATACTGACGGTAGCGGCGCCACGATGCAGTATGCAGGCCGCGCCCGACTTGATGGGGCTTTCCTTGACCGCTTCGTAAACTTCGATTGGCAAATTGACCCCCGTATCGAGGATCATCTGAGCAAGGGGAATTCCCGCATCGTTGCCGCTGTCCGTGCGGTTCGTGAATTCGCGCACAAGCGGGGGATTTTGGACGTGGTTGCAACCCCCCGCGCAATCGCCTTTGGTGCCACACTCGCGGCGCGGGGAATGGCCCCCTCCCTAGTTCTAGAGCGGACCATGAAACGCGGCGCCCTAGTCGAATGCTGGCGTGATGTTCTGCGCCTTGATGCTGTCGTGCAATTCCTTGCCTGATTGGAGTATCTAGAATGGCCCTCTTTTCCCCCTCGCTAATGCAAGATATCCCCTCTGAAACCCTGAACATGTCGATTGGGCATCTTAGGGAATCGGCGGGTTCTGATATGCCGTTTTTCCACTGGCAAGGCACGCACTCTGCGTTCATGGAGTTTTACCGTCAGTGCCTGAAGGACGATACAAACGCGGGGGCAAGCCTGCGCCGAAATACAAAGGAATTAGAGGGGCAGCGCTCATGGTCGGGTTTGAGCGAACCCGCCCCCGCTTTCATCGAATCAGGAATCAGCATCGATGCTGCCCGCGAATTCCAGACCACCACTGCAAAACTCCACGCAGACCGATTCGCACCGGGCGCGGTTCGCCCCGCTGTTGCTGGCGGTGCGTGGATTATCCCCCTTACCCTAACAGGCGCCCCAATGCCTGCGCGAATCCGTGAGCGTACAAAACTCCCCCCGCTGAATATCAATCTTGGAATCACGGCAATGGCGCGGACCAACTGGAAGGACGTTACAAAATCCCTTGCCTCAGTCGCTCACGCCGCGTGGCAATACTTGCAGGCCGGTGGCGCCCTCACTCTGACCGCTAATTATTGCTGGGCTTTCCACTCCCCAATGAACGGGAATCGCGGCCTAGTCGTTTCGATCAAGGCGCCTCTTACTTCACAGGCCGCATTCGCGTCAGCCTGTAGCCTGCAAACGGCACGGGCGCTAACCCTCTCACTAGCGCAAAGCCTGAGCGGGGTTCCTAACGGGCATGATTCGATTCCCCTCGCGTACTGGAAAAAACCCGGCTTGCATATGGTCAACGGGCTAGCAGGCGAAGATGCGGGGATTCTCTCAGCCCTCAAGATCGCGTAACGCGGACAGGCGCAGCGAGGGGCCTAGCGCCTCGCTAGCGCCTCGATAGACCCCCCTCGCGCGCGCGTGTATGTATATAGCAGTCCAAGCGCGCCTAGGCCCTTTAAACGCATTGTGAGTAACCACTAACATCTATGTCAGCACGCACTAACTTCCTGGCCGACAATCCCCGCTCGGCTTTCCTGGCCCATCTAGCCCTAGTCGAATCCGCCGCCCGCATTCCCGCCCCCTCAGACTGGTGCACGCCTAGCCCCCGGACAGCGAACAGCGGACAGCGGACAGCGGACGCGGGGCAGACCCTCGGCCACTGGCTTAAAAGCCTCTTCTCTTACCCCCTCTAACCCTCTAGAATCCCCGCCATGAAACCGTACAACCCCACTCGCTACGCTACCCCCTGGTCTATCCACAACGGCCCCACCGCCGCCGATACGATCCTCACAGTCTACGACCGCGCCGCCTGCTACTATCCCGACCGGGAAACCGCCGAGCGCGCCCTGGATCGTCTGGTTAAGGATTACCCGCATATCCGCCCCTGGTACAAAATTGTCCGCGTAACCTTCCGAAAAGGCTAAAAACCCCTTGACAGGCGCGTTTCAGGCTCTAGAATCCCCAACATGATGACCGCAACCCGCTTCACCCCTCAGAGCTTGATGGACGTTTACACCGTCGGGCGCCTGCGCGTGTTGATCGAGCAGGCAACGGGTGAAGTCGTTTCCATTCAAGATGCCGTCAGCGGTTGCGCTGCCTCGCTGATGTACTGCAAGGCCGAAATCGCCAACGCTCAGACCGCCGCGCATCTCGCCTGGGCCTCGACGGCAGACCATTCCTAGTCCGAAGCCGGGGCGGCTTTTCCCCGGCATTTTCCCCCTTTGGAGAACACCAAATGTCCGCAGTCCTCGAAAATACCGAAACCCCCGTAGTCGACGCTCCGGTTGCTCCCGCCCCGGTTCCGACCCCGGAAAAGGCAACGTCCCGCCAAATGACCTTTTCGGTCCTGGAATCGGGCGAAGTCCGCGCCGACTTCGGCGAAGGCATCGAGCCCATCGTTTTCATGCCCGCGAATCTCCCCGAATCCCTTTTTCCCCAAGCACTCGCAAAAGGTTTCATCACCCGCCTGCAAGGCTATACCTCGCGCCTCTCGGGCGAAGGACGCACGCCGGAAACCCTCCGCGCTGCCGTCGCCACGGGCCTAGAGGATTTGAAGGCGGGTAAATGGGCTGCCGAGCGCATCGCCGGAGAATCCGAAATCTCCATCGAAGGCGAAGCGGCGTATCGCTATCGCGTTGGACGGGCGAAGGACAAGGGCGAAGTCTACTCCGGCACCCTGGCCGATGCTGCCCGGGATTACGCCGCGCTGACCGACGACCAGAAGAAGAAACTGAAAGCGGTTCCCCGCTTCGCTGCGGCCTACGCTGCCGTCAAGGCCGAGCGCCAAACGGCCCGCGCCGAGATGCTCGCCAAGAAAGCCGGGGAAGAAATCGACTTTTAACCTCACGGGGGATAACTTCCCCCCTCCCTTTCCCCCTTTCAAGCCCTGCATGGTAACGTGTGGGGCTTTCGCTTTTGAAAGTGCGCGCTTTTAGGAGTTTCCCTATCATGTCACCTTACAAAGCTTGGATTATCCCCATCGAAGGCTCGACCCCTCCGACCGGGCCAGTCGATCCGGGATATTCCCCACCCTGGGCACAAGTCCCGGGAGCGGGAACCCCGCAACCTCCCCGCCCGTGGGAACCGGCATTCCCCACGAATCCCATCCAACTCCCCCCGTGGGCCGGTGGTTTCCAACCCCGCCCAACGCATCCCATCGTTCTCCCGCCCGAAGCTGGCCCGCCAGTAACCCCGGAACACCCCATTGTCCTCCCGCCCGGTATTCCCCCCTCTGGCGGCGGCTCAGCGGGGATTGTGGTCCCCCTGCCTCCGGGAACCGAAGCGCCGCCCGCCCCCGAAGGCGTGCCAGCGGGTTCCGCCCCTGCCGTGGTCTGGTTTGGCCCGGGGACAATCCCCACCGTCGCATGGATTCCCCCATACGGCACAACCGGCCCGGTTCCAGTCCCCCCGCCGACGCCAGCCCCGGTCTAATCCGGGGATAATCCCCCTCTAGGAGAAAATCCAATGCATTCATCCCCTCATGGTTGCGATGCCCTAGGCGAATTCGCTCTCGGGCGTCTTATCGTCACGGTCCGGGAAAACACAGCCCCGGTCCAAGTCGAAGAACTCGCCCGTTCCCATTCCGCCCGGGTTGAATCCCTCGGGGAAACGCATTGGCTCTTTCACTTCCCAGAGGGGGCGGATATCGAGGGGAAAATCCCCCTCCTCCTCATAATCCCCTTCGTCCGATTCGCCGAACTAGATCGAGTCGTGCGGATTCCCGAATGGGAGGGGAAAGAGGAAGAGGGGGATAATCCCGCTCCCCTCCTCGTCACAAATGACCCTCTCATCCCCAAACAGTGGCACCTAAACGCCTGCAACGTAAAACCCTGCTGGGACGTAACCACCGGGGAAGGTATCTACGTCGGGATTATCGATACCGGCATCTCCTACACCCACCCCGATCTTATCGTAGACCAAGAAAAATCTTGGAACTACTACGCCGGGACCGCTGATGCCCGGGATGATAACGGACACGGAACCTGCGTCGGCGGCGTCGTCGCAATGGTCCTAAACAACGCGAAAGGCGGGGCGGGAATTTCCCCCTCCGCAATCCTCGTCGCGTTTAAGGTCGCCGATTCTACGGGTCTGGGATACTGGTCTAAAATCGTCGCCTCCATCAACGCGGCGATGGGGAAAGGCGTCCGCGTCCTAAACGCCTCTTTCGGGGACCTCCTCAACGCCGGTTCCATCCTCTCCGCCGCTGCCGCGTATAAGGCGAAGGGCGGGATTCTCTGTATCGCAGGCGGGAATACCGGAAACGACCCCGGCTACACGCCGTCCGATTCCGTCATTACTGTCGTCGGTACAAATCAGTCGAATGTCCGGTGGTCTAGTTCTTCTTACGGACCCTGGGCTAATATCGCGGCTCCCGCAGTCTCTATCTGCTCCTCCCTCATGTCGGGCGGGTATACCTATTCCGCCTCGGGAACTTCCTTCGCATCCCCAATCGTCGCAGGCGCAGTTGCGCTAATCATGACCGCCTCGAAACTCCTGACGAGTAAGCAAATCGAGGAAGTTCTCTACGCCACCGCGACTCCCATCTCCTCGGCGGGAATGGGGAGCGGGAAACTCAACGCCTGGAAGGCCGTAACTCACGCCCAAGAATTCAACCCGAATCCCCCTATCGAACCTCCCATCGAGCCCCCGGTCGAACCCCCTCCCATCGACATTACCGCCCCGACCGTAACCATCTCCGCGCCGGATACCATCTCGGGGAACGTCACCGTTTCTATGGCCTCCTCCGAATCCGCCGCCCTGGAAATCCTCATCAACGGGAAAATCCGCGCAACCGGAACCGGGCGGGCCTTGAAATTCCAATGGAACACCCGGAAAGAGGCGAAGGGGAATCACCTAATCCTCGCCCGGGCCACTGACTCAGCCTCTCCCCCAAACATTGGGCAGGCCGAGAAAACCGTAGTTAAATCCTAAAGGGGAATATCCCATGATCGAACTCCTCCTGACTCTTCTCATTCTTGTTTTGATTTTTGGCCTCATCTGGTGGGTCTTTACCTCCCTCATTCCGCTGCCCGATCCATTCTCCAAAATCGCGCAAGTCATCATCGCCCTGATTTTCATCCTCCTCCTCGTCGGGATTCTGTTCGGGGGAATTCCCACGCCGTTCCGCCTCCCCAGATAGCGGACAGCAGACGGGGATGCAGGGGGCGGGGATAATCCCGCCCTTTTTTACGCCTGGAAAGGCTTACAAAGAGTTACACATTAGTCGGGGAACCTAGGGTTAACCCCGATCCCAACGGGCAACCCACCCCCTACAATCTCCCTATGCCCACCCCATCCAAACCATCTCGCTACCCGCCCGAATTCCTCGTAGCCTATGAGCTTGTCGAATCCACGCGGGAACCCCTCTTTATCGCCTCTGGCGACCCTAAGAGCCTGCAACGCAAACTATGGGGCTTTGCCCGCGCCCTGCGCGCCGAAGGTCAGGCGCCCCTCGCCGACGTTATCACCGTCAAAGAATCCCCCTCCGGCGTAACCCTCGAACACCGCTCAACCACCCGGGAAGGTCTGGAAGTCGCCGCAGCCCTCGCCCAACTCCCGGGAGGGGATGACGCGGAAGATTTTTTTGAAAGACTCGGGAAATGATCGCTCTTATCGCAATTTTCGGTTCCATCGGCCTCCTCGCTCTCGGCGTGGATTTGTGGCAAGCGGGAAATTACTTCTTCGCCATCCTCTGCGGCCTGCCCGCCCTTTACGTTTTCTCGGGAAACTAAAATGTCCCTCCTCGACGAACTGGCCGAAGATTTCCACGCCCTTCTTCTCGAAAAGGGGAATCTACCCGGCTCTCCCCTCCGCAAGAGCAGCCTCTGGACCGGGGAAAACAATTGGCGCATCACGGGCCAAACAGCCAAAGTCCTTCAAACCGCCTGCAATTGCGGGGAAGTCTCTTCAACCCTCCTCGGCATCTTTACAGAAGAAACCAACGGGACAGGCGCCCGACGCCTCACCCGTTCCCTGAATCCCTCCCTCGGGGGGAAAATCGAGATTGAGAAAACTCAATCCCTCCACTGCGCCCACTGTCTGTCAGCCCTCAACTTTGAATAAAGGAACCTGCGAAATGTCCTTTCATAACTCCCGCGTCAACGCGGCCCTGGAAACCGCCCAAAAGATCGGCCCGGAAGAATTCGCCAACACTCGCCGCGCCTCCCTCTGGACCGCCGTTCTCGTCATGGCGAAAATGCCCCTCCCCGGCAACCGCCTCATCGCCGAGATGGAGCGGAAGAAAACTCTCGACCTCCTCATGGCCCTGGCCTCGGAGGAACTCTCCTCCGAATTCATCTCGAAGCATATGACCCCGATGATGAAAATGTTCAACGGGGATATCGCGGACATGCACGCCGAAGTCGTCAGCGACTTCCAGCGGAAGGGCTGAAATGGAAAACCATCCCCTCTCCGACGTTCCGTTTTCTAAAGAGGAAATCGCTGCCCTCCGTGAGAGCGCCGGAAAGGGGAAAATCCCCACCCTCCTCGACGTTCGGAGATACGTCCTCTCCACCCGAATCTCCTATATGGCTATCGAAGCCAAGGTAAAACCCAAGGACCGCACGAAAAAACCAACCGTCGATGAAAACCAAATCGACTTCTTCTAGAAAGCGATAACATGAAAATCTTCCCCGAATCCCCTGCCGGAGTCACCCCTGTCGAAATGGGGGCCGAAGATGCCGCCCTCATGCTCGGGAATGATGGCTCGGTGCAACTCCTCCTGCCGACGAACTGCCGGGATAAACTCGTCACGGACGAAACCGAAGAGTTCCGCGCCACCTTCGACGCCTTTCTCTGCGCGGCTTTTCTCTGCGATCATCCCCTCGCCGACTTCTGCCGGAAGATGCTGACTCCCCTCGCCAATCGCGCATTGGAGAAGCGCCATCTCCTCGAAACCATGCCGCTTTCCCCCTCCTCGGAGATGCCAAATGAAATTGAAGCACTTGAACCTAAATTTCATTGACCCCCTGACGCGGCTGGGGAATAAATCCCCCGGTCCCGCAGAGCGGACAGCGGACGGGGACGGTGCAACCGCAGCCCGGGGACCGGACAGCATTCTGACCGAAACCTACCTCGCTGCGACAGAGCAGAAGGTTTTCCCCGAATGCGTTAAGGTTTATGGCGGCGCTCGGTGCGTGGGAAAGGTCAGCCGCTCCCCCTGGACATGGACCCCTCACATCCCCGGGGATAACTGCAACATCGCCCCCGGCGTGGAAATCCTCGCCGAACTCCGTGACGGGACATGGGCCACGGATTTTGCCGAGAATCTTTTCTGGGGAATAGTCCGGGAATGCCCCGCCGTTGAGATTGTCCGCTGGCGCCCCCTCTACCCGGTATGAAACCCCTCCCCCCACTCACCCCGGCGCAGGAAGAAGCCATGCGCCTCCAATCGAGAATCCGTTCAAGGGAAAACATCCCCCTGGACGAACTCAAAGCCTTCATCATCCTGGCGAATAAGAACCTCGAAAAGCAGCGCCGGGAAGTTGATAAGCCCACCGATGTAGATTTCTTCTAGGAGAATCCCCCTTGAACACCCGCAAGAAAACGGCTAAAAAGCCTTCCCTTTCCCTCCGCCCCTTCACAACCTCCTACGCACTCTGGAGCGGGCACTGCAAAACCCGGGAGGGGGCAATTCAGGCCGCCACAAAACACGTTCTGAAAGACGGCTATACAACCTGCTCCATCGACAACCGGGATACCGGCGCGCATGTCGCCTCGGTCCGTGTCGATAATAACCGGCTAGGCTACTCCGTCAAGTTCGCAAAGCCCCTCCTCCCCGGGATTCTTCGGAGGGTGAAATGAAAGAAATTGAAATCCCCTTCTACCCCGCCCACAAAGGCTCGAAGCCCGTCAACCTTGGCGAAGCCCTGCGGGACCAAAACTTCTGTGTTTCCCTCCTCGGGATTCTCCTCCTCCGGTCAGGGGAAAAGTTCTTCTCCTTTTCCCAATCCGACTTCGACTCGATCACGGGAATTTCTGTCCTTGAAGGACAGGATATGCAAACCGGGGAATTCCTCATTGGCCTCGCTTATCCAGCGGAGAAAAACGGATGATCGCCTATAACTTCGCAGACGCCGAAGCCGAAACGTATATCCGCTTCGAGATTCCCCTCTACGACGGAATCCCCGAGTTCCAGTTCGCCTACATCGACTTCACCCTCATCACGCCTTTCCCCGAAGGATATTCCCTCGACATGTCGGCCCGCCTCGTCGAGTTCTTTTCCCCCTCCCTCGAATTCTCCATGACCGGGACTTCTTGGTTCCTCACCCTCCCCGGCATCCACCTGTTCGGGGATTCCCTCCGTCAAATCCCCGAGCCGGGAACCATCGGCCTCATCCTCGCCGGTCTTTTCACCCTCTTATCCCTTCGCCGCACATGAAAGCCTTCCTAACCTTCTGGCGCTCCATGACCGACCTTGAACGGGCCGTCCTCTGGCTCGTCCTCGTCCTGGGAACCGCCTCCCTCTTCTTCTTCATCTTCCTCCTCTCCCTCATTTTCCAACTATGAACCAAATCCGCCCCCCATTCCCGCTCGTATGGGATAACACCATGCGGACCTCGTTTATCTCTTGCCCCCGCCGCTTCGCCTGGGAATACATGCGGCACTTCAAGCATAAAGGTCTAAACGTCAACCTCCACGCAGGCGCGGCTTGGGCGCATGGCCTGGAAGTCGCCCGTATGGCCTACTACCGGGACCATTTCGACTCCTCCAACGCCCAAGCAATGGGCCTCGCAGCCCTCATGGAAGCTTATGGCGACTATGATCCCGGCCCCTCCTCGCCAAAAACTCTCTCCCGCCTCATGGAAGCTTTCGCCTACTACTGGAAAGCTTTCCCCTTCGACACTGATCCCGTCCAGCCCTACATCGGCCCCTCGGGAAACCCGATGGTCGAATTCAGTTTCGCTCTACCCCTCGACGATTCCCTCCTCCACCCAGAAACCGGGGAACCCCTAATCTACGCCGGTCGGGCGGATATGGTAGCGACCTACGCCGGGGCGGTTTCTGTCTATGACGATAAAACCACCAAATCCATCGGAGCCTCATGGGCCGACCAGTGGGACCGCCGGAGCCAATTCACCGGCTACGTCTGGGCGGGGCGGGCCTATAACATCCCCATCCGGCAAGTCGTCGTCCGGGGAATCGGCCTCCTGAAAACAACAACCACCCACGCCCAAACCATCACCCCTCGCACCGACCATCACATCGCCGAATGGCACTTTCAAGCCGTGCGGGATATCAAACGCGCCATCGAATGCTGGAAAGAGGGATATTGGGACGTTAATCTCTCGGACGCATGTTCCTCCTATGGCTCCTGCATGTTCAAACAGCCGTGCATGTCCTCCGATCCCGAGCCTTGGCTCGTCGGCGGGAATTACGCCGTCAGGCAATGGAACCCGGTGACGCGGATCGAAGAGGAGAAAATCGCATGATCGGCTATTCCATCGCGGGGATATTCATCCTCCTCTCCGCCGTAATCGCGCTCTATCAAGCCGATTATACCCTCTTCGCCTGGATCATAACCACCGGCCTCACCCTCGGTTTAGCCGCCTCTAAAGAGTGGAGGCTGAATCAAATCACCCTCGCCCATAAAGCCTTTCTGAAAGAACTCCATGAAATCTCTTCTTCGCTGCCTCAGAATCCCGACGCCCCTCGCTCTGGCCCAACGCCATCTCGCTGAAACTCAGCGTGACCTCCTCGCCGCCGAAACCCATCTCGAAGATTGGGCCGCTCAGGTGGCTAAGCTCCGAAGCAGAATACTTCGCCTGGAAAACAGGGTTGAGCGGGGAAACAATGGCTGACTACCTCCCCCCTCATGTGAGGCTGGAGAAACCTCCTCCTTGGAATGAACGGAGAGTCCTCTTCTTCGTCGGCGGGGGTCGGGATGGGGAATCTCTCTTCATCGACTCTTCCCAAGGGGATACCATCCGAGTCCCCATATTCGAGCCCATCCGTCCCCGGGGATTCCGGACCGACGAATATAAAATCGAGAAGGTCTATGACAACCATAAAGTCTACTGGATCGCCTTCCACTCCTCGATTCCCCGCTCGGACTACGGCAACATGATCCACGCAGCGATCAAATATATCCTCTCCCAAAATGGATAAAACATGCCATCTCCATCTCGGCGGGAGCTTTTCCTCCAAAACCGCCTTGCTCTGGCTTCGACCCTTTTGTATGAGTGCTCGCAGGTTTTATCTGGCAAGACCAGATCATCCCTCCCAACCCTGATTCTAGAATGCGAACTTTTTTTCTCGGAGACGAAATCCTTACTCGTTGTGGAACTTCGGGAGGATCAGAAACGCGCGGGGGAATCTCATATTTCTGCCCCCACTGCGGGAGAGTCTGGGGAAAAGTCAGCCTCTCCTGGGTTCAGTGGATGGCAGCGAATATCCCCTGTTCAACCTGCCCCAAATACGACGGAATCCGATCCGCCCCCGGTTCCTTCCTTAAACCCCTCACCTGGTGGGATATTCCCGCCAACCAATCCCTCGCCCGACAGCTTGATATCGCGGATTCGACACTCCTACGATATGAGGCTGAAAGGCATATCGCCTGGCTCTTAAAGGACCTTGAAAATGCCTAAAGAAATCCCCTCCGAAACGCTCTACCGCTTTACCGATAACACCTACGGCGGTTTTCTGAAAGAGCTTCATTATCTCGAAGATCGCCTGATCCTCTCCCCGAATCTGACGTATGAGTTTTGGAACTTCATCAAGACCATGCGTGACCCGGGAAAATTCATCTGGGTCGAACTCACGCGGGAGGAAACCACCCTCTTCTACCTCTTCTGTTGGGAAGCCTACAAAGACCATCTCGCGGACGGAGAAGCCATCATCTCCGATTCCCCCTCTGACTCTGACTCCCTGGCGCACTGAAATGACCCTCAATCCTCCCCAACCCCTGACTCCGCTCTCGGCTTTTAACTCCTATCCCGGCTTTAACGTCCTCCTCATGGGCGTAAGCGGGACGGGGAAAACCTTCTCCCTCAAAACCCTCGTCGACACGGGCCTGGAAACCTTCTGTTTGTTTCTTGAGCCGGGCCTCGAAACCCTGATCGGGGCCTATTCCGATAATAACCTCCCTTTGCCCGAAAACCTCCATTTCCATTACCTCAAACCCAAAACCCAGGGCTTCGACCAACTCAAAAAGACCGCGGACGATATCGGGAAATTCGACCTCACCGGCCTGACCCGAATGAAAGACATGAACCGCTCCCGGGCAAATCAAATGCTCGACCTTTACACCCAGCTAAATGACTTTGAAGATCAAAAAACCGGAAAGAAATACGGCCCCGTTGATGCTTTTGATAACCGCTGCGTCGTGGCGATTGATTCCCTTTCCGCCCTCAATCGCATTGCGATGGATATGGTTGTCGGAACAAAACCAGTGAGGGACCAATCCGATTGGGGAATCGCGCAGAATCAGATCATGGCGGTTTTGCACAAGCTGACCTCGGGCTGTGTTTGCCATTTCGTTCTTATCGCCCACGTTGACCGGGAGATAGACCAAATCCTGGGCGGGGTAAAGCTCATGGTCGCCTCTCTCGGGAAGGCAATCACCAGTCAGATTCCCCAACCCTTCTCCGATGTTATCCTCTCCTCCCGGGAGAATGCGAATTTCCATTGGGACACGGCGAACTCCCTGGCCGACGTTAAAACTCGGAACCTCCCCATCTCCTCGAAACTCCCGCCGAGCTTTGAACCCATCTGGAGAAAATGGGACGAGCGCCGTGCCCTCGCCACGGACCAAAACAAACCGCTTGACAAACCCGAGAATCCGTGATGAAATTCACCCCCACCCAAGTCCATTGCGCGCAGGAAATGATCTACGCCATCGAGAATCCCGATAACATCGGCCCGGGCGATTTCGGGGGCCGGATGAAAGCCCTCGCTGAATCCCTCGGCGGAATTCGGAATCTCGAATCCATGCACCCGGAAGGCGTTCCCATTTATCTCCTCGCCCTAATCGTCACCGCCGGGAAATAATCACCTGATGGACCGCTGCCGTGGGGACGGCGAATCCATCTTTTCATCATCCCCTAACTGGACCTTTTCAAACATGGCAAGACTTTTCGACCCCGTAGCCTTTCTGAACGAAACCGCACCGGAGAACGCAACCCGCCGGGAACCCCGCCCGGCGGGCGAGTGCATCGGGCAAATCATCGCCCTCGATTTCAAGTCCGGGGAAATCAAGAAGGGCGACCGCATCGGCCAGCCCTGGCAGCGTATCGATGCGAAAATCGAAGTCATCGACCCGAACTACCTCTCCCAACGCACCTACCAAGGCCCGCCGAAGGAGATTTTCACCTACGGCATGATGTACGACGCGGACGAAACGGGACGCCCCGCCGTCGGCCCGAACGTCAATGTGAACCTGGGAAGGTTCCGCGATGCCTGTGATGCGAATGGCAAGCCCTATGCGGCCTGCATCGGCAAGATGATCCGCCTGAACGTCATCCACAAGCCGCACCCCGAGCACCCCGAAGTCGTTCTGGATGAAGTCAGCGGCGTGACCCGGGCAAGCTGAATCTTTAAAAGATAACCCTTCGCAGGGGCCTTGGGGAGAAGATTGGGTTTCCCTCTTCTCCCCTTTTTTCTTTCTAGGAGATTCTATGGAACCCCCCATTCCGCCCATCGTCACATTCCCCCCTTGTCGGGCCTGCGTTCATTATCGCTCCAGGGAGAATATGCAGCTCTGCGTCGTTCAGCCGAAGTGGCCTGAAACCATCGCCGCCGCCGTCCGTTGGAGAGGCCCCAACTTCCTCTGTTTTCAGGAAAGAGATAAAACAAAATGCAACCCGTCGGACCAGTCCCCGCCCGTATAGCCATCATCGGGGAAGCCCCAGGCGCGGAAGAGGAGAGGCGGGGAGAACCCTTCGTCGGGGCCTCTGGCTCTTTGCTAAACAACCTCCTCCAGAAAGCCGGGATAAGTCGCGCCTCCTGTTTTATCACGAATGTCTGTAACGACCGACCTCCGGCAAACGATATCGGGGAATGGCTCTCAGACAACAAAAGACCGCCGGAACCGAATTGGGAACATCTCTACGGGAAATGGGCGCATCCGAATATCATCGAGGGGCGGAAGAAGCTCTTGCGGGAGTTAGAGGAGGTAAAACCCGACCTCATTATTGTCCTAGGCTCCACCCCCCTCTGGGCCTTGACGGGAAACAGCGGAATCTTGAAATGGCGTGGGAGTAGGCTGAGCTTCTACGGGGAAAACTTCAAAGCCACAGTCCTCCCCTCGATCCATCCCGCCGCCGCCCTGCGGGAAATGTCCCTCGCCCCCGTCCTCCTGATGGACTTCAAAAGAGCCCTAGCTCTCCTCGAAGGCCGCCAAACTCCCCGAATCTATGACTTTAAGATTAACCCGTCTTTTTCTGAAACCGTCGAATTCCTCACCGGCCTCCTCGCCCGCGCAGACGCCCTCCTGGGCGGAGACTCAACCCTCCTTCTATCCGGCGACCTTGAAACCCGCCTCGGCCATATCGCCTGCTTCGGCATCGCCTGGAGCAAGACGCAAGCCTTCTGCATCCCCTATTTAGAGCTGAATAAAATCAACCCCTTCTACTGGCCCGTGGAAGAAGAGGCGATGATAAACCATCTCCTTATTCAACTCTTCACCCACGAGAAAATCGTTTGGGTCGGCCAGAATTTCCTCTACGACTGCCAGTATTTCCATAGATTCATCGGCGTCGTCCCGAATACTGTCTGGGATACGATGATCGGCCATCATTCAATCTACTCCAACATGAGAAAGGGCCTCGACTTTCTCTCCTCAATGTACGCCCATGACCACGTTTACTGGAAAGATGAAATCAAAGAGTGGGACCCAGCCGTCGGGGAAAAACAGTTCTGGACCTACAACTGCAAAGACGCCTGTATTACCTACGAAGTTTTCGAGGGGATTCAGATCGAGCAATGCAACGAGGCGGTTTCGGAACATTTTCTATTTCAACAAAGCCTCTTTCACCCCGTCTTGAGAATGATGAACCGGGGGATAAAGATGGACACGGGCCAACGCTATGCGTTGAGAAAAGAACTCGAAGCGGCTTCGCTAGAAAGACAGATCAACCTCGAATACATGGTGGGCCATGAGATAAATCCCCGTTCCTCGAAGAAGCTGATAGAGCTTTTCTACCATGACCTCCGTATCCCCGGGATAAGGTCAATGACGACGGATAATCTAACCGTCGGCAGCCCCGCTCTGGCAGAAATCTCCAATCGCCACCCCGTCCTAAACCCCCTATGCCAAACCATCGCCGAGTTAAGGTCTATCAGCGTTTTCTTAAATACCTTCATCGCCGCCGAGTTAGACTCCGACGGCAGAATGCGCTGCTCCTTTTCAATAGCCGGCCCGACTACTTTTCGATTTTCCTCTTCCGAGAACGCTTTCGGTTCGGGAATGAACCTCCAAAACATCCCCATCGCAGAAAAGATAAAAATAAAAGGCCACAACAATCTCTCGTTGCCAAATATTCGGAAGCTATTCGTCCCCGACGCGGGTTATACCTTCTTCGATATGGACCTAGACCGAGCCGACTTACAAGTCGTGGTTTGGGAGGCAGACGACTCTGAGTTAAAACTCGTCCTCCGTTCCGGCTTAGATATGCACCTTGTCAACGCCTGCACGATTTTTGATATTAAAGGAATCCCCTATGACGAACTATCTGAAACTCACCATAACTATCGAGAGCATCGAGGGCGGATCGGAGAACCCTCTCGTAACAAGGCAAAAATGGGAGTTCACGCCACAAATTACGGCGTCGGAGATTACAAACTGGCCGCAGCCCTGGGGATTACTGTCCGCGAAGCTGCACTTTTTCGATCACGATGGTTCGGTGCGCATCCTGGAATACGGCGGTGGCACCTACGGGTCGAAACGTCTGCCACGACCGACGGTTTTATCACAAATCCATTCGGAGCGAAATTTCACATCTTGGGAAGGTTCGACCTCCCGGAGTGCCTTGCCTGGGGACCCCAATCCACCGTCGCCGGGGTTATCAACCGCGCCCTCGTTAACATCGACAGAGCCGAGCAAAGAGGAGAAACCTCCGTCCAACTCCTCCTCCAAGTCCACGATTCCCTCGCCGGGCAATTCTTAACGGTTGAGAGGGACAAAGAAGAAGCGAACCTTCGCCGATTAGCCCAAATCACCATCCCCTATCCCGAACCCCTGATTATCCCCGTAGGGATTAACTGCTCAACCCAATCCTGGGGACATTGTAAATGACTGATAAAATCGACCCGGTCTACCTGATTCGCAACCCCGGCGATAAGGACACATGGCAGGAAGTGACGAAGGCTCGCTTTGATCGCTTCGCGCAAGAGCCGGGGTTTGGTTCGCGGGTTTTGTACGCCCCTCCCCCGTTCGACTACGCGAAATATCTCGCTGAGGTCGACAGCCTGGTGGACGGGATTCGCGAGCCTCTTGCTGCCGCTCCCCCGCAGGCCGATGAGCGGGAAGCTCGCGAAGCTTTCGAGCGCCTTCACCTAGTTTTAGAATCGAGCGCCAAGCGATACGCCGATGGCGACCACCTTTACATCGACCCTCGGGTCGAGCGTGAGTGGGGATTCTGGAAGATGGCCTGGAACGCAGCTATCGCAGCCAAGGGGGAAAAGTGACCGATTCCGCAATCCCCATCCGTCCACCCTCGCCCCAAAACGATAAAAGAGAACTCCATGACTGGCTCACAGAATTCGTCTCCAACACAAAATGGGGAGAAGCCCCAGACTATTTCTATTTCTGGGTTGGAGTCGGGACAATTGCGTCTGCGCTCCGTAGACAGGTATGGCTCAACATGGGAACATTCCACTGGTTCCCTAATCTCTATATACTCCTTGTGGCTCCACCGGGGGTTATTCAAAAGTCATCCACTGCCGATTTGGGGCTCCTCCATCTCCTTAAGAAAATTGAGGGGATTAACTTTGGCCCGTCAACTGTCACCTGGCAGGCCCTGTACGACGCTTTTGCGGAAGTGGGAGAGGCTGTTGATATCTCGCCTGAACTCCAAATCACGCAATCGGCTCTTGTTATCAATTCTTCGGAATTCGGTATTACCCTCAACCCCAAAGACACCGAGATGGTTGACCAACTCGTACATATTTGGGACGGGCGAGAAATGGCGAAAAGGACTCGAAAGGACGGATTACTCGTCATCCCCACCCCCTGTTTGAACATGATCGCCTGCACGACCCCCGCGTGGATAGCGGAAAACATGCCCCGCTATCTAATCGGAGGAGGACTTACGTCCAGAATGCTCTTCGTCTACGGGGAAGAGAAGGCCCGGTATATCGCCTACCCGTGGAAACACATGCCGGTAGATTACGAAGAGTTTCAGGCGAAGCTAGTCCGGGACTTAAAGCGGATTTCGATGATGAAAGGGGAATTCCGCCTAACGCCCGAAGCCGTCCAATGGGGAGAGGATTGGTATGAGCGATTCCACAAGGTCGAAAAGCTCCAACTCGATCCCACCCTGATCGGGGGATATATCGCGAGAAAACAAACTCTCGTTCATAAGGTCGCGATGATAATGTCGGCCTCGCAAGGGGATAGCATGGAAATCTCTCTCCTCCACCTTCAGCGCGCCGTCGGGGCCATCACCGAGCTAGAGAAAAACATGCCCCTCGTCTACTCCAAAATCGGAATGACTAAAGAGTCAAACGCGGGCGAGCAGATTATCGCCTATCTGAACCGCTATGGGGGAAAAGTGGCCTGGGCCGCCCTATTCCAATACATGCACCGCACCTTTCCCAAGGTGGAGGAGGTAGAGGATATTCTCCGGGGCCTGATCGAAGCCGGGTATGTCAACATCGACAGAGCGGAACGAACCGTTATTCTACTGAAAAGACCGGAATGAAAAATCGGCCCTTCTTCCGCATTTTCCCGAAAGTCGCCTCCGAGGGATATTGCTGTATGTTTGGCTACCTGAGCCTCTGTCGCGCCCGAGGAGAAACCAAACAACAGATGGCGAACTGGCTCGGGATTAACTTCTGGACAGTAAAATACAACTATCGCTGTCTAAAGCAGGGTCGGCATACCTGTCAGAAACTCGAAGGCTGTTTAAAACCCATCATCGACGATCTTCAGCCTCCGGATGGGGCTGAGTAGGACTCTTCCTCCGCCCGATATCATCTGTCTCGATATCCACGCTGGGGTAGGTATTCACCCGAACGCGAGTATCCGCGGTGGAACCCTCCCCCAGCGCGATAGCGCAGCCAGACAAGAGGAGGAGAATAGAGAGGCGGAGAATCACCTCGTCGCCATCGCGTGAAGGGTCATAACCGCCGAGGCCAAATCTGGCCCGCCCCCCGCCGGTCGAATGGTAAACGTCCCCGTGCAGCTTTTCTCCGTGAAGCCAGCCGTTCCCCGGGAAACAGTAACCGTCCAGAACAACCCAGCGGAGGCATTCAGCCAGGAAAAATCCGGGCCGGAGGATGAACTCATTGTCCCCACCGAAGGCGCAAACATCACATCGAAATTCCCGCCTGGCCCGCCCCCGGGAATCCACTCGTCCGCCGAATCCACAATGACATTCGAGGCTCCGCCGGGATTCATATTCCCCAGCCTCTCCGTCCTTAGAACTCCGGTAGAGAGAAACCTAACCGTCGAAGTCGCCGTCGCAACCCCAGCCGATTCCTCGTCCTCAGACTGAATATTCCTGGCCGTCAGCGTAATCTTCACATAAACCGGCTTCCAGACCCCGGCGACGTTCAGCCAAATCTTCTGGACAGGACGC